CGTACAGTATCAAAGCAAAGTCTAGAGAAGAAAAAGCTAAAGATCGTATCAAAGACATTGAGATGCAGCTTGTTGATTCTCGGTACGGCATTGCTTACATGGACGCAACTGAGAAGATTACCCAGCTCAATCGTCCTATTGAGAATAAGCTTATCGAAGAAATTCAATACTTCACTGACCAACTTTATGCTCAGTTAGGTCTTACTGCTGAAGTATTTAACGGAACTGCTGACGAACTGGTTATGCTACAATACTATAACCGTTCGTTGGAGCCTATCTTATCCGCATTTGTTGATGAGTTTAATAGGAAGTTCTTGACAAAGACGGCACGTTCTCAAGGACAAGCAATTACATTCTTCCGTGATCCATTCCGTCTCGCACCTGTTAATCAGCTTGCTGAGATTGCTGAAATGTTTACTCGCAACGAGATTGTTAGTTCTAACGAGTTCCGTGCTATTCTTGGCTTCCAGCCTGTTGACGACGCACGTGCCGATGCTCTTCTCAACAAGAACATTAACCCGATCGCTGACGATCCTAACGCTACCGTGCCTATGGCGGAAGGACTAGAAGAACAAAACTCTCAAGACCTTCAAAATGGTAACCAACTTTCGTCCTTAACCGATATTGATGTGTCTCAAATGAGCCAAGACGAACTCGCTGACTATTTAGCTCAGCTTGAATCGTTTGACGATGAGCTGGCAAGTCTGCTGGAAGAAACCGGTGGCGAAGATGAGTAACGTTGTTTATCGAATTAAAGATGATTCTTTAGCGCATTCTTACAATCCAGCCACTTATGACCCGGTCAAACGTCATGAGCGTTACATGAAAACTCGTGAACTCGTAGGCCGCAAAGCAAGAACAACCAATCCATACGGCAACTATGCTTCTCCATACTATAACCCGATAAAGAGACAAGAACGATATGAGTCAGAAAAAGCCTCAGCTAGCGGTAAGCGTAAACTAGGCCTTTCTACGACAGTATCGTCTAGCTCTAGTAGCTCATCGTCTTCTTCGGGTTCTGGCGGAGGCAGAGGAGGAAGAGGTCGTTCTGGTGGAGGACGTGGGAGATCGGGCGGAAAAGGCGGGTCTGGACGCGGAAGTTCTAGCAGCTCATCTAAAGCAGAACGTAAAGCGATTCAAGAAAAGATAGCCCAGCTTCGTGAAGAATCTCGAATTGCTACAGGAGCTCAACGGGAAGCCATTAAGATGCAAATTAAAGATCTTCGCGAGCAGCTTAAGGCACAGATTGAATCGATTCGTTCTCAGCTAAAGACAGACGTCGAGACGAATAAATCTCAGCTCAAATCAAACGTTGAAACTCTTAGAGAGCAAATCAAGTCTAACACTCAAGCGGGTAAAGATGAACGAGCCGCCGAACGAGAAAAAGCCAAAGAGTCTATCGAGAAAGCAAGAGAGCAACGTAAAGCGAATCAGGAAAGTTCGATAGAGTCTTTAAAGAAGAAGAGAGATTCTATTAATAATCCTATTCGAGAAAAGAACGCGGCTCTTAGAGCTAGACTTGACTCCATGGGAAAGAACGCTAATCCAGAAGAACGAGCAAGACTTAAACGAGAACTCGCTCGAAACATTGATCGCATAGCGACTCAAAATGCTCGTTACACAGATTCATTATCTAAGGTTAAAACAGCTCATGCTCAGTCTATGCGTGATTCAATCACGAAGATTCGTTCAGACCTGAAAAATTTCCTTACTAATAGTTCTGCGGAACAAAAGACCAAAAACGAATCTATTAGGAACGAAATTAAAACTCTCAGGAAAACCAATAGAGATGAGATAAAGAACCTTAGAGAAACAGCCAAGACTGCTCAGAAGACAGCTCGTGAATCCACGAAGGCTGAAATCGATAAGCTTCGTTCTGAGCTTAAGGAATGGACTGCTAACGAGAAAGAATCTCTTAATAATCAAATTAGAGCTCTTGGCGGAAAAGTTAAAGATTCTGCTGCTAAGGATGCTGAAAATACACAAATAAAGCAAAGAGCGCAGCAAATCTATAAAGAACGTACTGGTAAAGGGTAGGTGACATATGTACGATTTTAGTGGTTACGTCACCAAGAACGATGTCGTGTGTGGAGATGGACGAGTCATTCGCAAGGACGCCTTTAAGGAGTGTGACGGTAAGACAGTTCCTCTAGTCTTCCACCATATCCATAAGGACCTTAACAATGTTCTTGGCCATGTCGACCTTGAGAATCGTGATGATGGCGTTTATGGCTATGCCGTGTTTAACGATACACCAGAAGGTGTTCGTGCAAAGACTTTGGTTCAGCATGGAGATATTACTTCAATGTCTATCTATGCCAACCATCTCAAGCAGCGCGGTAATAGCGTAATTCATGGTATGATTCGTGAGGTTAGCCTTGTTCTTGCTGGCGCTAATCCTGGAGCAAAGATCGATCCTGTGAGCATTGCTCATGACGATGGTACCACGACGGAACTTGATGACGAATGCATCATTTACAGTGGTGAGTCGTTTAGTCATGAAGACGAGACCGAAGAAGTCGTCGAGCATGCCGATAAGGAAGACGATGACTCCGAGGATGACCAGGAGGAAGAAATGGGCAATAACCAGGAAAGCGTTGGAGACGTCATTAATAGCGTCATTAATAGCATGAATAAAAAGCAAAAAGACGTTTTATACTATATGGTTGGTACCGCTCTCAAGACTAAAGAAGACGATGAGGGCGACGAGGCAGAGCATTCTGATGATGAAGGAGATACTGCAATGCATCACAACATTTTTGACAAGACCGAGGAGACTGAGAATACTCTGTCCCACGACGATCTGAATGATATCCTTAAGGAGGCTCCGCGTTACGGCAATCTTAAGGATGCCTTTATTGAGCATGGTATTGAGAATCTTGAGGTTCTCTTCCCTGAGGCCCGTGCTCTTGACAACACTCCTACTTTTATTAAGCGTGAGACTGGTTGGGTTTCTGAGCTTTGGAACGCCCTTCGTAAGACTCCGTTCTCTCGCATTAAGTCGCGTCAGGCCAACATTACCGAGTATGAGGCACGTGGTCGTGGCTACATCAAGGGCAACCAGAAGATTGAGGAAGTCTTCTCGCTGCTTGCTCGTGTCACCACGCCGACTACGGTGTATAAGCTTCAGAAGCTCGACCGCGATGATATTATTGATATCGTCGATATGGATGTCGTAGCTTGGATGAAGCAGGAGATGCGCATGCAGCTAGAGGAGGAGCTTGCTGGTGCTGTCCTGGTTGGAGATGGCCGTCCTGCAAACGACGTCTCGAAGATCAACGAGCTTAACGTTCGTCCTGTTTACACCGACGACGATATGTACTGCATCCACAAGACCGTTACTGTCGGTTCTTCTGTGACTCACGCTCAGCTCGCTGATATTCTCATCGAGACAGTTCTTCTTTCTCGCAAGGACTATAAGGGTTCTGGCGATCCTTGGATGTTCGCTACGAACGATATCATCACTCGTATGCTGCTTGCTAAGGACCAGATTGGCCGTCGTCTGTACAACAACATGACTGACCTTGCCACTGCTCTTCGTGTGTCTCGCATCGTCGAGGTTCCTCGCCTTGAGGGTGCTACTCGTACCGCTACGGTTACTGCTCCGAATGGCAGCACTACTACTGAGACTCGTAAGCTCCTTGCTCTTATCTTTAATCCGCGTGACTACGTCATTGGTGCCGATAAGGGTGGCGCTGTGACGATGTTCGACGACTTCAATCTGGACTTCAACAAGTACGAGTACCTGATTGAGACCCGTTGCTCTGGCGCTCTGGCCGACCCCTTCACCGCTATTGCTATTGAGACGACCTCTGACCTGCCGTTTGACTTCAGTGTCTATGAGGGCCACTTCAATACCGCAACTCGTAAGAAGGATGCTAACGGTTGGCCTGAGGGCTATCCTCGTTACGGCGAGTCTGGCGACACCGGTAGCACCGGCGAGTAGCCTTTATGTTTAAGGAGACTTAACTGTGACGAAATTTTATGGTAAAATAGGCTTTGCTAGTTACGGCGAAACGTCTCCTGGTATCTGGGAAGAAAGAATTGAGGAACGTCCCTATCGAGGGGATGTTGTTAAATCGATAAGGCGCTGGGACAAGTCCGAAAATATTCATAGCGATTTTGCGCTTAACAATAATTTCAGCATTGTCTCAGACGCCTTTTTATATTCTCATCTTCCTGCGATACGATACGTTGAATACTTGGGAACTAAATTCGAGGTCACTTCGGCTGAGTTGGAGCGGCCTCGAATTCTATTAACGGTGGGAGGTGTCTATGTCCCTGGAAACTCGCCGTCTGGCACTACAGGCGAAACTGGAACAGATTCTGGGAACTACTAACGTATATTACGACCCTCCTTCTAACATCGTTATGAAGTATCCTTGTATTGTATATTCCTATAAGAAGCAGCAGACTTTTCATGCTGATAATGTTCCATACATTCGGTTTGATGAGTATGATATTATTCTTATCACAAAGTCTGCGTGGCCGAGTGATGTGTTGGAGGGGTTAGGATCTTTGCCATATTCTAAGCTAGACAGAACTTATACCGCCGACCACCTTCACCATTTCTTATTCCAAGTTAAGCTTTCGAAAGAAGGCTTACTCGTGTGATTGGGAGGGGTAGATTATGTCTACTATGAAATGGGGATTTCTGACCGATTAAAACGACGATTACATAATAGACGAATATACAAGGTTTATTGTTACTTATGGAAAGGAAGACGTTATGTCCGCCTTAATTTGGGATGCTATTGGTGAGCATATTTAC